TTATTCTTTTTCTGAATAGGCTTCAAGCCGACATTCTGTTGTAATCGTTCAAATTTTACATTATCATGGATGAACTTTATGGTAACTTGACAGGACGGGCTATGGATGCGGAAGGTAAATCGGGGTATTTAGGGTACAAACTTGAATTTATAAAAGAATGGAAATGAAATGTCCTAAAGTAAAGAAAAAGAAAAAATTTAAAAGAGATTGTCATAACTGCACTTTCTTTGCTGCATGCGCAGATAGATATCACAGGAATGCTGTGGATTGCAAAAGGTTTAGATTTTGTTCTATGTGTAAAAGTACATAAAAATATAGAAATGAATAAAACTCAAAAGAAATTGTTGGCAAGGCTTATGGCTGTTACAAACAGCCTTGGCGGAACGCTTGACGGTACTGCTACCTGTGAGCAAAAATACATTGATAGGCAACGTGCTCACAGGCTCTCATACAAGGTCATATATGGTTTATTTGGCGATAATCCTAACAATCCCTATCGTGAAGATGATATAAATAATGCCTATAAAGCTATTGAGGAAATGGAGAAACTGGTACAAAAGGTATATCCTGACCGGAGTGGCTTTTTGAAAAATGAAGAAAAACAATAACCCTCAAAACTGAATAGAAATGAATTAAACAGCCTTGGACGGGCTTTGTAAAATCCATATTGATATGAAAAAGTACATTGGAACAAAACAGATTGAAGCCGAACCTATGACAAGAGGTGACGCGTGGGGAAAACATCTTCTTAGAGAAAATCCGTCAACGGAAAATTTTGACGATGAGGGTTATCATGTTCGTTATGAAGATGGATATGAAAGTTGGAGTCCTAAAGATACGTTTGAAGAGGCGTATAAAATAGCTGATACCCCTCTTGACCGTATGTATATCGAATATAATGAGTTGATGGACAAACATAATAAGTTAGTCCTGTTTCTTGGTCGAAAAGATGCTGTTGAAATAGCTGGTAAAAATCAGGTTGCTTTAATGGAGCAACAAAAAATACAGATGCACGACTATCTTATTACCTTGAAATTTCGCATTGAATTAATGAAGAAATAAATATTGGCTATACGGTGGTTGAATGTCTGCCGTATAGCTCAAATCGGAACAGAAAGGAATAAAATGATAATAGCATGGTTCAGTTGCGGTGTTACGTCCGCAGTTGCTTGTAAAATAGCATTAAGCTTATATAACGATGTACAACTCTACTACATCGAAACTGGTTCCGGGCATCCTGATAACACCCGATTCCTTGCGGATTGTGAAAAATGGTACGATCAGCCAATACACACCATTCGCAGCGATAAATATTTTAACGTAGAAGATGTACTGATTAAAAAACGGTATATCAATGGCTCTACTGGAGCAGCTTGTACGTTTGAGCTAAAGAAGAAAGTCCGTTACAAGTTGGAGAAGGAACTTGGTTCTTGGGATGGTCAAGTTTGGGGCTTCGACTTTGACCCGAAAGAAATAAACCGCGCCATCCGCTTTAAGCAGCAATATCCAGATACAAATCCACTATTTCCGCTTATTGAAAAGCAGATTACGAAGCCGGATGCAATGGGAATACTTTGGAAAGCTGGCATTGAAATCCCTGCTATGTACAAGATGGGCTATAATAACAATAATTGTATCGGTTGTGTCAAAGGTGGAATGGGCTACTGGAATAAGATACGGAAGGATTTTCCGAAAGTGTTTGACCGGATGGCTAAGATTGAGCGTGATGTTGGAGCTACCTGCCTAAAGGATAAAGACGGTCGTATCTTCCTTGATGAACTACCAACGTGGCGGGGCGACCCAGTAAAAGAGATTATACCGGATTGCTCGCTTATCTGCCAAATTGAATTTCAAGAGATTATCGACAGGCAGGTAGCACGAGTTTTGAAAGGAGAAATTAGTATTAACGATGTAGTCTGAAAAGGCTCAAAACGAACAAGACATGAAGCAAAAGATAGAAGAAGCAGCTCATTCTTTCGCTGAAAGTAGAAGCAGTGGTAGTTTATTCCCTGCATATTATCAAGGGTTCATTGCCGGAGCCGAATGGCAGTCAAAGCAATCGCCTTGGATAAGTGTTAAGGAACGGTTGCCAGAACCAAACAAGCTTGTCCTTTGCAGAATGGTATCAAATGGAGCGATTGTTAGTGGCTATATCGTTGTTTCATCCGGGAGATCGCCATACGTTGCGACAGACGGAGGATTTGAATTTGAGGATTGGAACGGCTACGAGTGTGACATGTGGATGTACATCCCGTCTTTCGATGAAATATTAGAAGCCAACAGGGATGTACTTGAACGAATTAAAGAGAAAGGAGATTGAGATATGAAAAGAAACAGAAAACAAAAGAAGAGCACTGCATCAAGCAAAAGACGCAGTGCTGCAACTTACAAGGTTGTAGTGAATAACATTTACTTAACATCCGATAACTATTTCACTGGTTGCGGTGGAATAATTTGTGATGATGATTCACTAGATTTTCAATCAAAGAACGCCAAGAGTTTTTAAATTGAATAGTGATGTATATGAGCATTTGGGACAATTGGCAGCTACTAAAGCAAGGTGGGTTATCGGTCCATCGCTTTCTATAAAATTACCATTATTATCCTTCTCCAATGATAATAAATTATAAACATGAGGGCTGATTACTTTATCCTCTGTACATCCGCAATTAGGACACTTGCCTATACGGATCTTTTGTAGGAGTTTTTCCTGTTGTTCTTGTGTTAATTTCATAAACAATAAATTTAATAATTCGACAAAAGCAAAAGTAATAATAAAAAACCGAAGGGCGCATCTAAACTCACAATAAATTTAAAATTCGACACTTTATGTTTATTCGGATGCGCCCTTTATTAAAACAAATAATCATGGAAATAAAGAACGGAATAATAATTGATGGAGTGCTGCATGAAATGGTTGAACTGATTGATGCGCGCTGTCTGGATTTTGATTGCAGTAAATGTTCGTTGAATAAAGAATGCAATGAGTGTAAGATGGAGCATGAATCATACCTGTGTAATGTGATGGGTTGTTTCTTCTTTGTTAATCGTGGTAAAGTAACGGATATTAAAACAAAGGAGGAATAATGAAAGCAAAGTATTTTAAAAAGATAAGAAACCAAGTTAAGTGGTATAAGGTATCATACAGAGATAATTTGTTTTTTGATTTTAGAGATGAAAAAGAGATATTGGCTAAATCTCCTGAAAATGCTTGTGTCAGATACCATAAACGTACTGGATGTTTTGTTAACAAATATAATCCTAACAATATCACACAACATAGCGAATGTTTTTCAAGGTTCAAAGTATGTATAGGTAAGAAAGTAATGTATTTCGATTAAATATGAAAGCAAGAATAAAAAGAAAAATACAAAAACGACCATTTTTATATAATGTAGGACAAGTTTTTAAGGCTTGTGATTGGATTATTACCATCCAGCGTGGAAATATGGTTTGGCGTAGGTATCGTTCATTTGGTACTATTATTAAATCAGAATATTAAATATGAAAGCAAGAGTAAAATCAACAGGGGTTTTGGTGGATGTAATTCCGAAAACAAATACCAATGCGTTACATAGTGGAGATAACATATATGTATGTGATAATATGGTATTCAGAGAATGTGAACTTGACTTTTTAAATCTTGGAAATTCAGCTATCGACTGGGAACAGCGTAGATACGAATTGGCAAAAGACATTATTAAAGTTGTTATAGCAAACGATAATGGTGTTAATTCTGAGGTAGTCGCTAAATATTCACTTAATTGCGCTGATGCCCTAATTAAAAGACTAAAGGAGGTAGATAATGGATAGTGTACAGACACAAACCTTTTCCATTAGAGGGGATGGAGGTGGTGATGCATATATTGATTTTTGCAATGGTCAATTATGTGTTTCAGTTGTCATAGAAGGGAAACAGGCAGATTTTCACTTTGATCCTGTTACGTTAAAGATGTTTGCCCATGCTTATAAATTACATTGTGAAGAATGTAATAAGCAACAAAAGAAAGGAGAATAACCATGACCGAAGAATTTGTAACATTAGAAACAGCGAAACTGCTGAAAGAGAAAGGATTCAATGAAAGAAAATATCTCATAGATGTTTCCACTTTGAATCATTGTTATAAATACCTATCTGTTCCTCCGCAATCCGTCGCCCAAAAGTGGTTACGTGAAATCAAAAATATTCATATATGTGTATATAACTGTGCTTGTGGCTATGGATACGAAATCTCTAAAGCTGACAATGGAACTCATATAACTAGTTCTGTTTATGAAGGACCTAATGATGGTGGTGAATGGGACACTTATGAAGAAGCACTTGAAACCGGATTACAGGAAGCATTAAAACTGATATGATTATGGATAATATTAATTTGAACGCCCTTCGTGATAGGGCTTATAAGACAGCCTGTGAGCACGGTTTCCATGATAAGGAGCTGAGTAATGAACATCTTCTTTGTCTTGTCATTTCCGAGCTTATGGAAGCTGTGGAAGCAGATAGAAAAGGGAAACATGCCGACAGAGAATCTTTTAAATCTTCTTATGAGGATGAAGAACCGCACGATGATGTCAATTTCAAGTATTGTTTTGAAAAATATATCAAAGGAACGGTGGAGGAAGAATTAGCTGATGTTGTGATACGCTGTCTTGACCTTGCTGGGCTGCGCGGCTGGGATTTGCAAGATACGTTGGATAATGTGGATGAACTCAATGACGTTTCAGACTTTTTCCAAGAACACACATTTGCAGAGATAGTTTTTGATATTTGCACCGGAACAATTATATCCGAATCTACAAGGTCGGTTAAAGGAGTGATTCTTGATGTATGGCAATACTGTCTTTGGAAAGGAATAGATATTGAGTGGTTCATTGAACAGAAGATGAGATACAATGAATTAAGACCTATGTTGAACGGAAAAAGATATTGATTATGCCACTGTTTATTTGTAGCAAATGTGGTTGTGTTGAGAATACAGCCACATCGGATTATTGGCCTGTTGTACATAAAATCTTTCCCATAGAGTATGATGCAAGCATAAAGGAGTTTGAAGGAAAACCGTTGTGCTCGGAGTGTGGGAGATTGATATTTGACAGTAAAGGGGAAAATCCGCGTATGATACCGGGGAAGTGGCATGGGAAATTTCCCAAAAGACAAGCCACTGATTCTGAAAAGAGAATGGTAGATAGAAATGGTAGGTTTTAATAACAATGTTAATGATTGAATTATGAAGCGTGAAATAATATTATTGGGGAAAAGCCTTAAGGATTACCCAGAAACAGGATATTATGAAAAAAGGCTTATTAACACAACATATAGTTATTTTAGAGATCATAATATAGCGGGATTCAAAAGCAGACTGAAAAAAGATTTTGACTACGAAGTAATCAATAATTTTGTCAAGGACGGAAACATATTTTGGACTACAAATGAAATCATTGGTGCTGTCCGTGTTTCCTTGTCTCTTAATCTTCTTACGGATGAAGAATGGAAGAGGGCAATCCCGATTATTGAGCATGGCCTTGAAGCCAACAAAGCTTATGTCCGTATGCTTGACGAGATGTCGGATGTATTTGAGAAGTATTGTGAAGAGTGGAAGGATCTGGATATGCGCTCTACATTCATGAAACGAGTACATCTTGAATGCTGGCAAGGACGTTTTAGCGAACATAGTTCGAATCCGGAGAAAAAACCTAATTATTCATGAGTATCAAGGATAAAGTATAATAGAAAAAAATAACAGATATGAAAACAATTTTATTTATATCTATATGTATTATCGCCCTATTATGGGTTGGCGATCTCACAATTACATTTAAGCCGTTTTCCATCTCGTTGCCCGGTTGGTATAAGCCTATAGGTATCATTCTGTTTTGTCTGTCAGTGGCGGTATATAATGTAGGAGAATATACTAAAGGGTATAAGCATGGTTTCGATGATGGGATAAAGGAATGTATTGAAATACTTAAAAAGAAATGAACTAGAAACGTGAACTACCGCTAATTCTTTAGTTTTGCGGTAGTTCACTACTAAATGATTTGTGGATAATTGACAATCAATCTTCTGTTTTCAGAAAAACATTCTTTAACTCATCTTTCCTTAAAGAGCCGTATTTTATAGCACGGTCAATACGTTTTCGAGCATTTCCGTCTTTAGCCTTTATAGTATTCTTAGAATTATCCTTAGATATAATTAGTTTGACCAACTCATTCAGAGGAATAGGGGATGTCGTATCTCTATCCCAAATAGAAGTGAAAAAATCTTTTGCAGGTTTTCCCATAAGTAATTTCTTTTCCGTTTCATCACCAACTTTTTCAAAATGAAGGTAAGGCTCCAAAATAATATTGAAGTAGGGCAGGAGCGACTTCTCATCCGGTTCACTCACCATGCGAGTTTTTAATAGTTTTAGATAACGTCCTCCATTCCTTGTACGTCCTATGGCAAATACTCCGTCTGCAAAGTTAGACAATATCTTACTTCCTGCCATATTGGTTTTAGACAAGGGCTTCCATTCCTCAATCTTAGGCGTATGCGCTATCACCATGATACTGATTTTTAGCTCACGCTTCAATCTTGTGAGACCGTCCATAATAACTCCGGCATACTCTGCTTCCGCTGTCTGGGTGGATAGATATGAAAGATTGTCTAGTATCATAACTTTAGCTTTCGTGTCAAGCAATTTATCCTTTATCCCTTCAATTACGTTCATGCTGAAATCATCGCTGTCCACTTCTTCCGATATGGTGCAACGGATAAGCGATTTCGGGAAATCAGCGTTCCCGTACCGTCTTGCAAGCTGTCTGTCAGAAAGCTCAAAGTCAAAGTACAAGACCTTTTGAGGACTTACCTCCACCTCCGTACATTCGCTTTCCCCTTTGGCTATCTCGTAGGCTATCTGCGTGGCAAGAATAGACTTACCTATTCCGCTATCGGCAAATAGGAATACAAGCTCGTTCTCCCACCAAAAATCACCCCACAACCTATGGATAGGCGGTTTTTTCTTCCCATCCTCAATGACTGACTGCATATCGGACGAACTGAACAATGGTATTTGTTCAACCATATCGCCATCATCAGGAATTGGCAAAGCATTTTGTTCAAGTAGTTCTATACTATCTTGTATTTGTTTTTCTTCGGTCATAAAATATTAATTTTCAATTCTATCAGGTGCCGGCATTTCCAGCAGCCTGATAGCCTTAATCGTTTTTCTACCTTCCAAGATAGCTTTGCATAATCTATGGTATCCGTCTGCTATTTGTCCTACTTCATCCAGTATAATAGGATAGTCTAAAGAACAATCAAGAACACGTTTGCATTGAAAGATGAAACTATGAAGCTGGCTGCACTCAAACGGTTCAACAGTCAGGTCTATATTCCACAATGGCATATCACGTACAGGGTATTCCTTTGCTTTCGCGAAATTATAAAGTGTCTGGGCTTTCCATACTTTATTTCCTCTAAGGTATTCGCTTTCGGCAAAGGTCATATTATCTATTGGTACTTTCATACTATTTACTTATTTAGCCCATTCGGACTTAGGTATACAATTCATTAACTTAAACCTGCCGGTCACTTCATTGTGACCGTATGAGTACACATAGCAGATACCTTCTCCGGTAATGTTAACAGTAGATTCTGCACCCACATACAGCTTGCAAACGCTTCCTTTCGGAACATGGAACTCAACCTTTGAAGCAAGCACCGTAGTAAGCGTGGAATCCTGCTCTATTTGCCCATTAAAGTCCACGTACAGGCACGAAGTATATCCGTCCTTGTTCCGCTTCCATTTACCATTAATATAGTCAGAAAACGTCCGTTTCATATACTGAATATCCATACCGAATCCAAAGCTGTGAGCATCTGCTAACAGTTCCACACCGTTTGAATCTAACGCCATATCCATTAACGCTTCCTTACTTGTCGCTGCGTCCCATTTATTTTTATACCCAGTGCAAAGACCGAGCATGATGGCATTACGTTTAAAAGCAAGCAAATCACTCATAAAATTGGAAATTTTTTTAGTTCAACTTCTATAAGTTCTTTTATCATCATTACGGCATTGTCTGAATCAGGAATGCTCTTATAAGTCTTTACAGATCGTATAATGTTACGTGCATGAATATGAGAATGCTTTTCTAGCGCACTGTATGATACCCCAAATCGGTCATGCGCAGTCACAAACACAGCCGGTCTCGCCATTCTCTTTACGAACGGTATATTTGTCTTCCCTTCGTATAAAGACAATGGAGATATAGGCGAATATTTGTCCTTACAGAATACTTTATTTACGCAATCGCACACGATGTGTTCAACTTTTTTTACAACGTCCGATTTTAAGAAATCCTCTTTTTCTGACATACTTTTCTATTATTTTCTTTTGGTCTTCATTAAGTATTTCACCCATAACATACATACTGCCGATAGTAGCCTTTCTGAAATCCACTTCCTTTTTCCCACATTTACCCAAATTACAATCTACACCTTTTGAAACATTCGGTATTATCACATGGGTATTTATGCATCCTTTTACGGGTATCGCCTTAAAGCTAAGAAACATATTACCGTTTCTCACCTTAATACACCCTGTTTCTACATCGGGAATAAAAAGCCCCTTTGTCACTTCTCCGGTCTGCTTGTCCTTGAATGACACCCATTTCACACCGGGATGCCGTTCCATCTTTATGTAGATGTGATATACATTGTCCGGGTTATACCTGTCCTTTCTCGGTTTCAGTTCCATCGTCAAACATCTCTTTCGCTTCTTCTGCCATGATAGCCTTCTGTTCAAATTCCGCATTAGCTTTCAAGTCTTCTTCGGGCGGCGTAGTGTTCATAGCTTTATTTAAATCTTTCATCTGACCTTCCATCCACTTCATGTAGTTTTCAGCCTCTTTCTGCGCTTCATTTATGTCAGTAAACACGGTCATAGGCTTCACAAGGTTGGTTTCTGTAAGCACTTTCATACCGTCCAAGAACTCCTTGTTGGTGGAAGTAGTTTCCCCGAACATTTCATTCTCCTTGCCTTTGATGGATTTCTTGAAGTCCACCATATACTTCAACCATGCATAGAGGGATGTTTCATGCGCCACACCGTCCAATCCTACTGCGTATGGAGTAGTGAACACCCGGAATCCTGTGTAGTTCTTAAAACAGGCATATCCTTTCGTGATTACAATCTCAAACGAGCCGAAGTTTTCTCTCTCCAACACATCACTTTTTTTGATGATGAACTCAAATCCTTGTTGTTTCTTGTTCTTTTCCATAATTACAATATTTCTTCGTTTACAACTTCCGTAATCACCGTTTCCCTCAACTCCTTAATGATTATCGGTGCGTTTGGCTTATCCGAATGTCTCATAGTAGAGCTGACAGCCTTCAAACATTCCTCTTTTGTGCTGAACTTCGTATGAGTATCATACCACATATACGATGTAAATTGAGGTTCAGACCATTCATACAGGTATTTATTACCGCATTTGGCGATAAAATAGGTTCTTGTTGTATTTTTCATGTTTATTCCTCCACCCTTTCACTCATTTCCTTGACATACTTATCAAACTCGGCTTTCAGACGATTCATTTCATTTTTAGCTTTAACGACTTCCTCTTTGGTGTAATCTTGCTGATTTTCAATTACTACAATACATTGAAGCACCAAGTCTCCATCTCGTTTTTCAAGAATCTCAGAGAACGGTCTGACAAAACAAGAGTTTCTCAATTCTAACCTTGCTTCCTTTCTCGCACACTCGGCACAATATTCGATATAATCTTCATCGCTCATATTGTAATGAGTGATATTATCAACCACACTACTCCAACGGCAAAGTAACCCGTTAGGTTGTCTTGCTATAAATGCGCCCATACCTATTCCTCCGTCTTAGCATTTCTACCTCTCTTCGGTCTGAAAGCCGTCTTGGCATCCTCAACCTCGATAATACACTCTCCCTCATCTTGAATGGTAGCAATGGTTTCGTTCTCTTTTAATTTTTCCTCAATCACAGGATTAACCGTTTCCTCCGCTTCCTCCACAACAGACTTCCCGAATCTAGGTTTCTCTTGGTTCATGTTCAGCTTCTGCATATCCATAGCGTACTGCAACTGGTACGCCTTGAACTTTTCATCGTCCGAGTCAATGATTTCATCCGCATAGCCAGCATAGTGCATGGCGATAGTTCGTCTGTTTGCTTTCATAGCCATTCCCAACGCTTCTTCATCTACGTACATATACGGATGGATGGAAATAAGCCCATCAATAGGAGAAAGCCGTCCGAATGTCTTCTTGTACTGGATAAGTCCGTCTGCCCTCTGCTCCACAATGGCGTAGGCATTCATGAGGTTCTTCTTTTTGATAAGAGCGATAGCCAATATCCAAGTAAGCCCCAGTTCGGGATTGAACTTCTTTGGCAAGTCTTTCAGCTTGGCGAAAGACAATGCTTCTGATAAAGTTTCTTCTTCTAAAAACATATCATACAAATTATATAATTAAACCAATTAAAATGGGAATACCTAATATTACAGACGTGGAGATAATAACAATCCATCCCCAAAGCCATAAATCCGAATATTCACAATCTTTAAAATTGAATTTATTTCTAATATATGCAAGCATAAGCAATAATATTCCTATTACGGTGAAAAACACCCAGCAAAAAACAAATGGGTATATTGAATTAAACCCTCTAATTGGCAATAATATAGGTATATAATGATTCATTGTTATTCTTCCTTATCCGTTTTCAAATATCCGTTCTCTGCGCACCAACAGAGCATATTATATGCGGCTTCGAGCAATGAATCAGACTTAAATTCTTTGTAGTAGTCAAACTCGTCTGACATCGAGTAGCATATATACCATTTTTCGCTATCATGGGACATTGTAAGCCAATAAGTATCTGTGCTTGTCTTCATTTCTTTAGGCAGCACCTCTATGATGTCCTGCAAGGTGAAAGCTGGCATCATTTCAACTCCACGTCTCTTATCTTCAGTAAGGATTGAAGCAATAGCTATGCTCCATTCATCGGATGACAAGAAAAGACAACTTGGATGGGTTGGCATATAGAATCCTTTTTTTGCTTTTAGCCAGCACATACTCGCCTTACTCGTATCAACACCCAACTTTTTCAAATGCAACATCCGCTCGATAGAAAGTGTCTGATTCTTCATAATTTAATTTTATTCGTTAGGAAATTGTTCGTCATATCCGAAGGAATGTCCGTAAACGTTCTTGAACGTAAACGTCACTTCCTTGTATTTCTGCCCGTAAAGGGTGTCGCTTTTAGGCTCTGTGGCTCCTGAAAGGTACATCAGAACCTTTCTCTTCCTCGCTGTATCACGGTAGGCAATCTTGGAACCAGTAATGAAAGCCATAAAGTCACGGTAAGACTTATCATCCTTGGTATCATCCTCCAAGAATATCAATGTCAGTTTTATAGTTGTCTGCTTGTATGCCGGTGTGCTGGAAACATACACCTCCGCCTTACTTGTTTCGGCAAAATCCTCTGCATACATATTTGTAGGCTCTCCATACGAATTAAGACCTGTACATTCTTTATACCGCAATCCGGGGAAACCCGTTTCCAAGTCTTTCCAAACGGCACCAAGCTCACCGTAACGCATCATATAAAACTTATAGTCACTCATATTATAATATAATAATACACGCAAATATAATTAATTAAATTCATATATTAAAGCTTTACTTTAATATTTATCACTATGATATATTTAAATCCGTTTCAATATTAAGTTTTTAATCTTAAAAGTAAAAGCATATTTGAAATATTGATATCTGTACTTTGTATTGCATAGTACTGCATCATTGCATATTAGACATACCCTATATAAATAAAGGAAAAATGTCTAATCCAAAATACATAGAAAGAAAGTAACATAAAGAAAGAGTGAGCACAGCGAACACCTCACTCCCTTTGATTATTTAAATAAACAAAGGGGAATAAAAGCAATCTGCATAGGAAAGCATCAACGCAAAACATGAATATTGATGTAATTATGAATAATATTATTTTACATAATAAATTATGTTGCATGTATGAAATATTGCAACACTGCAAGACGTGAAAATTCAAAAAAAAATTAAAAAAATCGGGAGAGGGCGGATGTTTACGGCTGCACTGGCATAGAGGGGACGGGGGTATCTTGCAACGCATTGCAGCGCTCGTTTGATTCGTTGTAGACGGCTTTAATAAGGGCAATATAGGGCAAAGATAGGTGTAGGCGATACATTGTGAAGATGAAAGCAAAAGGGCTTAATATTGCACTGATTAGGCTTTTAATTGTATGTTGTTTAACATGTAATATTTTTATGTTTGTTTACAAATTTAGTAGGTAAATATTTGGTATAATGGTAACTTTTTTGCACCTTTGTATTGTGAAAAGGAAAGGATATCACATAGTGATAACACAAGATATCCGATTACTTTTCACAAGGGTAAACGTAAAGCGAAGCATGTACGTTTACATCCAAAAGCGTGTTATTAAGTGTTGGAATAAAAAGAGAGCCTTAATACTGGAATATTAAGACTCTCAAAGGATCAAGATACTAAAGTACCTCATTCCTATCACACGGAGCAAAGGTACTTCTCTATTCTGATTATTGCAAATATTCTTCCATTTATTTTTTTGGTTTACTGATATTACGATAATATACAGCTATTGAGTGTATAGGCTGTATTGGTATTAGTAGGCTATTAATCACGCTGTAAGTTTGAATTATTAACAATTAAACATTATAGCATTATGAAAACATTTTTAACGGTATTGTTATTTATTGCAAGTTGGTTAATTCCTACTTTTCTGCTTCCTTCTTTCTATTCTTTGGCTTATGGGTTATTATACGGTGTTTCCTGGATCGTGTTTGTTATTGTGATGGCAGCAAGAGAGCGTGAAAGAGAGGAACGTAGATTTAAAGAAGAATGCAGGAGGGGACGAATAGCGTACGAACGCGAACGTAGACGTAGGCAAGCCTATAATAGGAATAATATCGTACGCGTAAGAATAATGTAAGAATAATATAAGGAGAAAAAGATATGAAAGCAATGAATTTCTACACCGCAAACGGTTGGGCTGGTTCAAACTACGACAGCAAGTTATCAACTAAAGAAATAGCCGCAAATGTTCGGGCTTATGCTAAGAAGAATTTCCCGGAGTTTAAATTTTCGGTTCGTTCTGAATGGAGCATGTACGCTGATTCAATGTATATCGAATTAAAATCCGGCCCTTGTGTTCCTTTCGTTGAAGGATCAATAAGCGCGGAACGTGGTTATATGTCCACGATGTCCAGTGTAAAGGCATGGAAAGACGAGTTAACACCAAAAGTGTTTGCAGCTCTAAATGCTGTATCAAATTACGCTAGTTCTTTCCGTTATAATGATTCGGACGGCATGCAAGACTATTTTGATACTAATTTTTACATCCATATAGAAGTAAGCGACGAATATAAGGTTATAGAGCCGAAAGCGAAGAAAAGCAGCATTAAGCCTGAAAAGGTTGAGGAAGCCAAAGAAATGGAAGCCGTGACGGTTGAAGGTCTGGAAGTCGTGGACTATTCAGAAAAGGCGATTGCAGTTTTTGGTGATACGAAGGCTATCAAAGAGCAATTAAAGGAACTGGGTGGACGCTTTAACCCGTCTTTAAATTACAACGGTGAAAAGCGTGCCGGATGGATATTCAGTAAGAAGAAAGCGGACGAAGTGCGCAACCTGATGGCTTCCGAAAAGGTGGAAGCCGTGGAAGAACTTCCGGCACTTCCTGAAGAAATATACATCCCGGAATTAGAGGAAGAAACGAAACAACCGGAGAAGTTAGGTAATATCCATTTAACCGAAATGGGCAACTTTAACGGCGTGCGCTATTATAACATTGAAGGCGCTGGAATCATAACCAGTGCGAAAGTACGCGAGGACATGCAGCCGGGCGATGTTTTCAACGTGTACACAGATAAGGAGCGAAAATATAGTGTAACTTATGACGGTGTAAGCCTGGAAAGCAGTTTAAAAAACGATCTGCCCGGTATAATTGAGTTTAATTGCAAAATAGAATCGGGCACGCTTAGCGCTTCATCACATTATACCCCGCTTACTGAGGGAGTGGAATTTTATGAGAAGAAAGTAAAAGGAAAGCGTTACACCGTCAAGGATAAGCCGTTAACACTTGGATATTACGGCATATTAGATAATTTGGACAACTGTATAATAGAATGCTATCCGACTAAGGAAGAAGCCGAAAAAGAGGCGGAAATACTTAACGGGTTTACGGATGGTAACGGACGATTAAAGACGGTCATTTAATTAGCTGAATATGGTTTTGTTGGTTTTGTTATTCGGTGCTGTGATATTCATTTCCGGCACCGACAGGGATAAGCTACGCGAATTTATAAACAAAAGTGATGAATCAGATAAATAATAATAATATGAATAGCGAAACGATCATAATGCTTAAAAGGGAGTTACAAGCGTATTATAACAATGCGAGTAAAGGCGGTGCATACAGACGTAGAAACATGATACTGTTACGTTGGGACATTCGCAAACTAGAAGAATCGAACAAGGTTAACATCGGAATGTGCAAAGACAAAATACAATAAAAATATATTGCCACAATTAGCATAAGAGCACGTTGAGGTTACGACCAGCGTTCAAATGATGCCCCGGCAGTAATACGGCTGCCGGGTAGGCGATAGGTAAGAATGAACGAATAAATTTAATTAAGGAGGAAATAATATGTTCATGATTTGCGTCTTGATTTGGTTAGCTGTTGGAGTAGGTAAGGAGCTGACAGGAAATAACGGTTTTTAATCCGAATTATCCGCCAAAGGTTCAACGCCTTGCAAGTGGTGCAAGTTCCATGGGCGGAACTATTATTTATAATTAAATGATTGAATTATGAAACAAATTGCAATTTTGGCTTTATTATCATTGAGCCTATCATCATGTAGTGAATACTTCGATAAACAACATAATGATAATGAACTAAAGAAAAAGTATTCTTTCGCATTAAATTACTATGTTGAAAGATTGTCCGAAACCGGAAATGAAATGGCTAAAATTAGCTATTATAATTGTCCGTTATTTGAATCATATAGAGATAGTGTGAACAAATACACAAGACTTTTAAATGAACTTGATTACTAACTTAAAAACAAAAGAATATGGGAACGAACAAACAACTAAGTATTAAGCAAATAATTTGCTATAACATTATAGCAGCCGAAAAAGTTGCCGGGGATGTGTGTCAAGGTCTTGCCATCAAGCTGGCGAAAGCGTTTATATACGATAGCCGTGATATTGATGCCGATGAAATCTCATACATTAGCCAACAATGCGAAATTGCGCTTCAAAATATATCCGAATTAGGGCTTACAGAAGCCAAGAACAACGAAACGAATAATATAATAGCGAATTTAATCTAAGGAGGGGAAATTTATGAAAGTAGTAGAATATGGTCGTGTATCCACTGACAAACAAACATTGGAGCAACAAAACAGAACCGTCCAAGAATGGTTGAAAAGAAACGGTTTAAAATCCGACATTGTGATAACGGAAGAAGGAATATCCGGCGGTGTAACCTATAAGAAACGGAAATTAGGAACTGATGTACTTCCATTACTGGAGGCTGGAGACATGCTGATAGTAGCCGAAATTTCCCGTTTGGGGCGTTCTATGAGCGATTTAAACAAACTTATCAATGATGAACTAAAACCGCGTAAAATTCGTCTTGTAATCGTCCAAATGGGCATTGATTTGAATTGTGGTATGATAAAAGCGATGGACGAAATGATTTTGTTCGCTTTCTCCTTTGCTGCGGAACTCGAACGAGAACTTATACAGGAACGAACTAAATCAGCATTGGAAGTAAAGAAAAAACAAATTGAGGAAAACGGTTATTTCATTTCCAAAGCTGGAAACAAATGTACATCATTAGGCGGTACTACATCAGGTCAGGCAAAAGGCGGTAAGGCGAACGGGGAAAAGCGGAGGAAAGAAGCGATGAACGATGAAAAAAACAATATGATAGCCGCCATGTTGGAAGGCTGCAATACTCCGCAAGATATTGACAAGGTAGTTGAACGATTGAACGCAAGGGGTATTTTGACAAAGACCGGGCTGCCCTTTACCCGAAATCGCCTAACTGCCCTACGGACTAAGATTAATAGACGCACTGAATATATTCAAAGTATGCTTTAAAACATACTTTGTGAAACGAATTACTGATTTGTGAACGATATATCAAAAAGTTATGCTATTTTTGTTCCAAATAATTAAGAATAATATGACAAAATTTGACAAACAAAAGCTGACCGAAATTGTTTTGTATATTCTAAACAAGACAAAAGGATTGGATTATTATCACGTATTCAAAGTGATATATTTTGCAAATATTTCATATCTGGCAAAGTATGGTTTCCGCATGACTACTGATGAATTTTGTGCTTTGCCTGACGGTCCGGTTCCTTCTATTCTATATAACTGCATCAAGAACGATTGTTATTGCGACAAAGAACTTAAGGCCATGATAGACGGAAGCGTATCAAAGGGAGACTGTGATGCGTATTATATGCTGACTGCAAAAAGGGAGGCTGATTTGGATTACCTGTCAAAAGCCGATATTGAGGAAATCGACAGGTCAATAGAAAAAAACGCCTATTTGCCATATGGAGAGTTAAGAGAAAAATCACATGGAGAAGAATGGAACAGAGCTTATAGCAATTCAGGGAAAAAAGTAATGGACGTTTTAGGTATGGCAAAAGACGGAATGGCTACCAACGATATGTTGGATTATATTAAAGAAAATCTCTCCATAGAATCCGCATTATTATGACAAGCATAGGAGATCTTCTTGGTGACTTGGGGGACAAGCTCATACAAAACAATATAAAAGTTGGGGATGTTTATATGCTTGCACTTGACGGTAGTAATGGCATAACCCCAAAAAACGGAGACAATACACGTGATAAATTTTTCGTAGTGCTTGGCTTTGATGAAAACGGAGACATAATAGGAGGTTTGGTAATAAATTCTAAAATAAACCGTAATCTCCCTGATATTCTGACTGATTATTATTTGCCCATAACGGTAAAACAGTGTCCATTCCTGTTATACGATTCATTTGTCAACTGTACCAATCTTATAAGAGCTAAAAGGGATAAATTCAACAGGAATACTTATAGAGGAAATATCAATAACAAAAGCGAATTGATGAAGCAGATTATTGAGACTGTAAAAGAAAGTCCTACTATAAGTAGAAAAATGCTAAAAGAATTTGGCGTTATCAAATAAGATTTTCCCCACCGAATTATTTTGGTGGGGATTTTTGTGTTATATAGCATATTCTTTTTCTTGACACGAGACTTAATTATTATATATTAGTTTATTAATTTTGCAGCGTTTTAATAAAAAGTTATATAATCATGAAGAAAATTTTGTTTTTACTGGCAATGTTGCCTATGTTGGTGTTTACCGCTTGTTCGGATGATGATGAAAACAGCTTGTCACTGGATAAGTCGGAAATTTCATTGTATTATGAGGATGAGATTAAGTTAATCGCTTCCGATAATGTTACATGGAGTTCAGAGGATGAGTTTGTGGCGAAGGTTAGTAGTAACGGTATTGTTGAAGGCGGTCATGTTGGAAAAACTTTTATTGTAGCTTCCAATGGTGCTGAAACTGTAAAGTGTGCCGTAGAAGTGAAACCGAAATATAATACATTTGTTGAACCTGTGTTGGACTTTGGAGCAAATAAGGCTGATATAAAGGCTAAGGAGAAAAGGGAACTTGTAACTGATAATGCTACGTCCTTGGGATATAAGGATAGTAAGGATGGTGTTGCTATCATATACACATTCAAAAACGGTAAGATGAACGCTTGTGGATTTGGATTGCAATATAAATACACAGATGATATTATGGATTTTCTGTTGGAAAGATATGCTCCTGCTACAATGAATAATGATAAAGACATGTTTATTTTCGTAAACGGTATGTCTGGCAAGTGGGATATGATGGTTGCTCTTACGGTTCAGAGCGGAATGATACAAGTAATGTACGCACCAAAAGACGCTACATCTAAGAGTATTTCAAATGAAGTTCCTAATATGATGGAACATGCGAGAATGATATTGGAGTAATTGGAGTTAATAAAATTAATCTATAAAGCCACGGTAAACCCTATCGTGGCTTTTTTATGTAAAAAACATACAGTAAAGTTTTGCCGTTACAAAAATTATGCGTTACTTTGCAGTGCTTAATACAACATAATAATTCTTGGGCAAAATAAAGCGAATACATTTTGTACAAGATATTGGGAAACCCTCTAAGGTGGCAGAAAGGAAACAATCTGCAACTTCTATGCCCTGCGTATGTTGTGTTAAGCACACCTACGGAGGGTTTCTTTTTATCATATTCGTTATAAATATGCTTAACACAACGAATGAACTGATTCCTATTAGTGATAACAACGGTAAGAAAGCCGTTAATGCACGTGATTTACATGCTTTTCTTGAAAGTAAAAGAGATTTTTCAACGTGGATTAAAGACCGTATTAAATCTTATGATTTTATTGAAGGTGTTGATTATCAATCATTCACCGAAATTGTGGAGCGAGAAATAGGAGCTACGACACGAATCGAATACGCTCTCTCAATCAGCATGGCAAAAGAACTATCCATGATTGAGAATAACGAGCGTGGGAAGCAAGCGAGAAAATACTTTATCGCATGTGAGGAAAACAAGCACGAGCTTTCCCGAAAAGAACTTGCCTTAATGGTGGTTCAAGCCGAAGAAGAGAAAGAACGCTTGGCTTTGGAGAATGAAAAGCAGCAGAAACAAATAGAGAAACTCCAGCCCAAAGCCGACTTTGCCGAAGCCGCATTCAAGGCAGAGGGAAAGGTAGATATAGGTCAAGCTGCCAAGATACTCGGACTGCCGTTCGGACGCAATACACTTTTTAAGAAGCTGAAGGAAAAGGGAATATTTTTCAAGCGAAACGAGCCGAAACAGAAGTACGTGGATGCCGGATATTTCGAGCTGACCCAGCTTCCGCCCATACACCGCAACAACCATCCCGATTTGATTGTAATGAAAGTGATTTGCACGCAGAAAGGTTTGGCTTACATCAATCACCTGTTTGGTGGTAAACCGTCTGACGGAAAACTTGCGAGAATAGTATAATCAATCAAACATAGTGTATGATTATAGCACTTCATTGACATGGAGTGCATAACTTTCACACCCCAAAACGCAACATTGTTAATTTTTAGAATTATGGAAACAAATAACGAAAACAAGAAAGAATACGATTTTACTTCACTTACTAAGTATTTTAACGAGTGGCAATCACCCAAACAACTTGCGGATGATATAGCACGTGTGCTTTTCAATTATGCCACACTGATAGACTGTAATACCATAGATGAGTTCAAAAACGATGTGGTTACACTGCAATGTATCTACAAAGAAATAAAAAGAATATCCGAGAAATAGTATTGGATTATGAATATTGCCACATGTTAGTATAGACACACGTTGAGGTTTCGACCAACGTTCAAATCAAAAGGCACTTTACTTATTGCAAGTGGAGTGCCTTTCATTACAGGCACAACGATATCACCCTTGCCAACACGACAAAGGGTATCAGTCTATAAATGAACCTCTCTATACGTTCCATCGCATCACAGCAAGTAAACGACAGAAATACCAGTGAGGCACATCATCAGCATGTTCAAGCAATATGTTCAACTTATCTTCTTCCATATTCTGTTAACATAAAAAAAGCGGTAAAACCCGTTGGGGATTACCGCTTAATGCTAAATAGTTACTTTATTTTGCGTTTTTGAATATTTAATTTTATCTTTGCGCCATGAAGATAGCCCTTGATACATTGAAAGGCTACGTTGACCGTAGCTCACTAGTGTAGATGTATGGGGGGTATCTTTTTTTGCACCTTTAGATTGCAGAACAAAACTACAATTCGAAAAAATTATTTATCAATCTTTTTCATTTCCTTTGCTGTCATTTTAAGAGCTTTTTTAATTATAGGCAATTCTTTTTCTTGTGGCAACTGTTCAGGTTTGCGCCCAGTATTTTGTTCTACTATATTTCGGACTTGTCTTCCAACAGTATAGTGTGTTTGTTCTAAATTAGCTTGTCCAGATATTTGTTTACTCTTTATAAGCTCTTCGGTTTGGGTAACACGGAATAGATTGGCAGCAAGTTCGGTACGGCTCATTCTGTCAAATAGCTTTCCTTTTTTAACGCCACGTTTCTTTTCAAGCTTCCACGATTCCATATTATACATACCCAGATAACCTGCATTTTGAAACTTTGCATAATCAGTAACATTTGCGGCTTTTGCTGTTGAAGCGAGAGATTTGTTTCCATCTGCAAGTTCTTCACGTATTAGCACGCGGTCTATTTCCTGATTGTTTTCAATGTATAATTCAAATTTTCGTGTTTGCTGTGCGAAATAAGCTTGCGCCAATGCTACTTCTGGCTTCTTTGGATCGCCATTCATAGCAGCAAGATAACACGCAAAACGTGTAAGTTTGAAGTCTTGGAACTCAACACCATTATTATTGCGTTTCACAGCTATTATATTTTCATAATGAGGAATGTTGAGCGAAACAAAAGCCTTTGTCGCGCGGTCAAGAACTTTACAAAATGCTTTCATATCATTATATCCAAGCATAACCATTACTTCTGAGGCCCACCAATAAACGATGCCGTTTTGGTTTTTAAAGTCTTCAAAAGAAAGAATCGCATTGTTGTTTTCTTGTTCCATTTCCATCTATAATTTAAAATTCGGCTCAAAGATAGAATAAAGTATTTGTTATTCCAATAATATCATATAATTAAGATATATAATTTTATTGGATTTATGTATATAATTTCACGACTATTTTGTAAAAACGGTAATTCCAACAAGTCAAAGAACGCTTCTGTTCGATTATTATTTTTCCATTCCCTTTCTGCAATGTTCACATAAGAACTTTTTGGCTACAGGGAACATCTTTTGACCGACATATCCACTGAGATATTGCGCTTCCTCTCCATAAGGATCAATCCCGAAAGCCTTGGAGATATGCCGGCACAAATGACCTTTTTCGTGGTCCCACGAATTTTGAAACTCTTCGGGGGTAGAGGTTAGTGAGATAACCATTACTGTCTCTCTTCTCCTGTAGTCCGAATAGGTTAGACCGGTATTCATTCTGCCTTCGGTCAGATTGCGATACGCACGCTTGAGGGAATCCCCCCTGCATCCTATACGGTACAGGTCCATAATAATCCGATCCGCCCAATAGGTGTGTACCGCATAATACACTTTGACGTGCCAGTCTCCATATTTCGGTATGTAGAACTCCTGAACAATCATATCACATCCGACCAGATTACAGGAATCCCTTTACCTATACAGGTGGCAAAGAACTCGTCAAATGCCCTGCAAGGATCGCCATCAATATCATCAAGGTAGCATTTTATATGCTTGCATAAGTGAGCCTCGTCAACCAATGATTTTTTATAGAAACCCGCTTTCAGCATGTTTGCGACATAAGCAACGTCATAACCCTTGTCGTGCTCAATGGTAATTCCGTTCGCTTTCAGCATATCGTCCACTTCATCTTTGCTCCACGGCTCCAACTTTTTTTCTTTACCCGTGGTTTCGTCTTTCACTTTCATTTTTGAGACGGCCCATTCATAAAGTTTCTTGCTGAAATGAAAGCCGTATGCTTCCAGATATTCCCTCATGCCAGATGGGAATCTGCTGTATGTATCCAATCTCTGTTCCATAACCTTTGTTTAAAAAGAGGGGCATTCCACCCCTCCACCATTAATAAAACTCACCGTTGGCGCGTCTGCGTCTGCGTTCTCCCATGTCATCCATGCGGGGATATTCAGGGAAATAGCCGGGATATCTGCGTTCTCCCATACCTGATCCTGAATAATTTCTTCCGCCATCACGGAAGCCCATGTCTCCATGAATCTCTCTCATGGCCTTTTCGTAACCGTGGCGGCAGCCTTCCTTGTAGGCTTCTTCCACCTCGTCACCTCTCATACCGAAGCTGCGTCCGTAATCGTCACGCCCTTCTTCTAATATTTCCCACATTCCCATAATCATTTCTTTGTTTTGGATGTTTCAACCACTCCGAGCTGTTCCATAAGCCGTTTGTTCAATTCCATAAGGTCAGACATGTTCTTGCTCATTTCCGCCATTTGCCCTTTCAGAGAGGATATTTCCTGCTCCTGACGTTGTTTCTCGGCAAATTCTTTATATCGTCCCAATATATTCTCATCATTTTCCCACTCTCCATCCTCTCATGGAAATTGGATATCATGTAGTTGACAGCACGTTTAGTCTTATGGATATGAGCGGCTATTTGTGAAGGGTACATACCGCTTTCGAAAAGAAAAAATACAAGAAGATACCGGGCATCCACTGTTTCCATATTCTTATCAGATGATAATATTTGGTCTACAGACACTTCTGTTTCTTTTGAAACAATATTAATTATTTTGGCAAAGATTTCTGACTTGCACATGTTTTTTCTAATTTTTTATTCTTATCTTTGCCATGCCACATAAAACAAGATATATCGATGAACAAAGCATAAGACATTTTGTTGAAGATATTTAGCCTCCAACGTGCAGTGTCTTATGCTTTTATCATGTTTTTATGTGGCAATATTAATATGAGCGTTGGGGGCTTTTTTTTGATTCTAAGCCCCTGAAAGAATTACTTTTGTTAAATGAGTTTTTCTATTATGTGCCACGCTTCTACCTGTGGCATTCTGGTTACTATTTCATCTTGCACCTCCCTTCTTCTTTACCAGCCAAATGACTACGATTAGTAATATTAATATAATACCTATTGAAAACTCTCCTAGTTCTAATTTCGTCTTCTGCCACCATGTTAATTCCTTCTCCACAGGGTAGGGGACTTCTAACTCTTTCTCCTTCTCTATATAGGCTGTATCGCGAATCATCCTGTCACGGTAGACTATATGCCACTTGTCAACAAACACTGAATCGCCTTTCTCCCTTATATAGACAGAATCCTTAATGTGAATGGAATCACGTTCGTGTACGGTAAGATAAAGACTGTCAGTCCTTATAGTTTCTACTGGGACATACCTTATGCTCCGGCATGATCCAAACAGCAATAGCAATGCTATCCCTACCACAATCCATATATAGACTCTCTGTTTCATCCCTCAAATTTTATATCATTTATACGGTTCATCCAGCCCCGTTTGAACTTGTTGTTTGCTGGGCGTTTCCGGCATATATCCTCGATGAAATCAAACCGTGCAATCTTGATCTGGTCAAACAATTCACGTGGATTACGGGAATTTACTGCGGCGAGTGTCTTAGGTCCGACAATGCCATCAGGAATCACACCAACCAAATCCTGCGGTACTTTAATACCATGTGCCCCAGAAGCCCATACAAAATCGCATACTATCTCTGCTATACTTTGGCTTCTTATTTCATCCGCATTCCATCTATCCCAATACAACATCTTCAAGATACTTTTCCAATCGTTATATGACAAATCCATCAACCTTCCGGTCGTAGGTTTTGGATAACCTTTTCTACGACAATATTCCTCATAGGTAGCCATTGTCACACCTACCATAGTTTGTCCTCCTAAATCATCGGGATCATCAGCCCATCCTGTTTTTCTTGCTCTTTGAAAAAGAGACTCATTGGTTTCATTGCTTTTCTTACTTATACCAGCTTCCCATTTTATAAGAAATGGTATGAAATGTTCAATATTAGCCATTTTTCTTTTCCTCCTTATCTTTAAATTATAAAATTACTATTATTTTTGTCGCAAAAAATATGGACTTATCAGAACTTATTAGAAGCTATACTCCTGAACAGAAAAATGTGTTCAGTGCTTTTCTCATCCAACTACCATTAATATTTACTATAATGTATTTATACATACCTGCTTTTAAATCCTTAGAGCTTTATTTGCAAGTAATTTTTGCCATATCTGCGTCTACATTATCTATTTATTATTCTTTTTGTTTGTTATGTTTATGCTCCGTTTGTTCCCGATACAGGTTTAATATGGAAATACCTATACTTATTATGCCAACATTGACAGCTGCATTTCTTTTACTGCGTTCGCCAGAAAGCTATTTAAACGGGCATGAATATGTATTAAGAATAGCGCTTAAATGCACGTCATATTTCTATGGATTCATCGGAATTACAGGATTCTTTTACCGAAAATGCGTAGATTATGGCATAAAGTGCAAAAGGCGCAATAAAAATAAAATCAATTAAACTCATTTCTTTTCCTCCTTTTTATTTTCTGTTATTATTTCATTTATATCCTCTTTTTCTACATCAAGCACCTTCTTACCAAACAGACCTAACGCCTTAAGCATATTAAATCTGTATCCTTTGGGCTTCAATATATTTGATATGATAGAGCAAAATTCAATGAAGCAAACTAACAAACAGGAGTATATGTCTATATCCCATTTGCTGCCGGATGCAATGTTTATCATGACAACCATACAAACAAAGGCGAAGTAGGTTACAAGTTTACCCATTGTGCGGCGTATTGCACTAGAGAAACGAACCTTTTCGCCCATTAAAAGGCTTTTCCTTATTCCAAAAGCCAAATCACATATCACTACTGCAAATGATACAATAATCCAAGGTATCATGTGCTCCAATGATTCTGCTATAAAACCGCTTACTATTACGGAGAAGCCACCCGGTATGGCTTGGGTCGTTATACTATCTCTTACCATCAGAATGATTATTTAAATGTATTAAATTAATTAGTCACTTATGAATACTCTTAGTCCTGCTCCCCTTGAATTTGAATTTGGTGCGAATACACGGTCTATTCTATCTGAAATAATCTCCAAATATCCCGTCTGCGCTTTCAATTCAATTAGCATGGGGTTTGTTTCAGCTTGTGATTCTAAACTATATCGAGCTTCTAACAGATTTCTGATAGCTGTTATATCAGTAGTTTGCTGGTTTACAAAGAATCTGATAGAGTTTAGTAATGCCTCAAGTGCCTTGGCAGTAATCTCTGTTATACCTTGTATGCTTTGGGTGAGAGCGGATAAATTTGCTTTACCTCCGGGTTCCCATCCTATTTGGTTAAAAATTTCTTCTGCCGCCTCGTTATATTCACCAAACACTTCCTTCATCTTGTCAGACCAGTCTTTGATGGCTTCGGTATTAATATCATTCGGCTTTAAAAAATCCGTATATGCTTTTTGAAGCCTTTTGTATTCCTCACTATTTTCTATCTCATCAGCAGCGGCATTTGCCTTTTTTGCGACACTTTTTATAACCGAATTATTGGCTGTGTTTCTTAGCCTGGTTATTTGGGCTTGAAGTTCAAAATACCTTTCTTGATCTTCTTGCTCCATATCTGTTCTTGTTGCAATTAAGCTGTCAAATTCTTCAAACATAGGTTTTAAGAACTTGTCAGATAATCTTAGAAGTATCTGTTGTTTCACATAATTTTCCATGAAATCATCAAAACTGTCTTGAAGTCCAGATAAGCCATCCCCTGTTTCTTGAAATGCTTCCAACCATGCCGATGCAAAATTCTCAGCCAATGTTTTGAAATTTTCATCGGAGCCTACACCGCCAAGTTCTGCTATCATGTCATTAGCACTGTCAGCCAAAGTATCCCTAAGATCTTCAATCTGTTCCTGCCATTCGTTTATTTTATCCCAGTCAGTATCTTTCTTGTCTCTTTCGGCGGCTATCATGGCATTGAGAGATACTATCTGTTTGTTTATGTTCTCATCAAGTTCATTCCCATATTCTTGTAGCTTTGTTATATCCCATACATTGTCTATACTCTCTTTTAGCTTGTCGTATTCACGTTCCAGCTTCTTTATCTTTCTTTCATGTCCTTCTATTTCTTTTTGCAGTCTTGCATCATCCGATCCGAACAAGGCACTTACTGTTTTTGCCAAGCCCATTGCCGCTTGAAGATATCCAACCGGACCTTGTGCTATTCCTGTTGCTATTTGTGCTATACCTCCTGCCGCTTCTGCCGTGCGGTTGATAACGTCTTTTGTACCATCAGACATTGAGCCGAAAACATTTTCAAGGTCACTGGCAATTTGTGGCAATGCGGATGAGAATTCTGAAAAGATCCTTCCTGATTCTCCGATTTTATTTTTCAGAGTGTCGCCTAGATTTTGCCCATTCCTGATTTGTTCGGCGGTTTCTTTTGATATTTTCTTTTCAGCGGTAAGTTGCTTTAGTATTATATCAAGTTTGGATTTTTCTGTTTCGAGCTGAACTGACAATTGTCTGGCTTCTTTAGAAAGAATGCCAGACGTTGCTACTGCCGCATTATATTCTTGCCGTTTCTGTTCGACAATTTTCGATTGTTCGTTGCTCAGGCTTGTATAATAGTCAACCGCATTGTTGGCTCTTATGTTTTCCTCTTCAAGTTCCTTTCTCTCTTTTAGGAACTGAATATACTCTTTCACTCCCGAAGTAAGACCGATGAAGGGATTTTTTTTAGCAATCATTTCATCAATTTTCTCTTGTTGGTTGATGATTGCTTTCAGTTGGTCAGCCGGAAGATCCTTCAGATTCTCACGCAAACTCATAAGTTTGTCACGCATTGCTGTGAGCATACGTGTGGATGCACCTTCAATGTTCTCGAACATTGAGATATACATATCCGAATTTTGGAATTGTTTCCATGTATTCTCGTCAGACTTCTTGTTGTACTGACTTGTAAGGTTGGATTCATACAGCGTTTTTTGTTCATCGGTTAGTTTAGCTCTTTGTATTTTAGCTCTTTCCTCATAATACCATCTGTCAAGTTGCAACCGATCTGTGAGTTGTGATTTGTAATTCTTAGTTAGTTCGATAACAAGGTCTTGGCTTTCCTTTATGCGTTGCTGTTCAAGCTTCTTTATTGCATCTTGATAATCTTTGTATTGTTGAGTATTCGGGTCTTTGTATGTGTCACCGTACTTTGTTTGAAACTCAATTTCAATCCCTTTCTGCACATCATCCAACGTCTTGGCAAGTCCGGGGAACAACTGTTGAACCTCCGCTTCGGAAAGTCCTGCATCTTTCAATTTCTTGTGCAAGTCCAATCCGTTGAACATGGATTCAATGTTATCTTTAGTTTTGTCTAGCTGCTTTTTAAAATCATCTGCATCCTTTTCGTCAAACAAGACATTAGCATCTTTTTGTGCTCCTATCTTCTTCCTAAAGTCAGTAATAATCTTTGCAAGTTCCTGCAAAGCCTTTGCCGTATTTTCCTTATTAGGCAAGAATGCTTCCCCTATGATATTTTTAGGCATCTGAACATCTTTCAATTGTGAAGCATAACGCTCCATAACAGTCATAGCTGCCTTATCACTGCCCATTACCTTATTCAGCTTCTCGTATTCCTTGTTAAGTTCTTTAATAAGAGAAATGCGTTCTGCTAATATGTCACGTTCATGTTTGGGGTTTGATTGAGGATCTTCTTGATTTATTCCTGGTCTAAGAGGAACTTTTATATCTCCCAAGTTATATATATCGTATGCAAGTTGCTTCTTTATATCAGACCATTGTTTGGAAAAATCTCCTTTATCTATTAAAATCTTAAATTGTTCTCTTGTCTTATTACCTTTTATTACCTCATCATTTACGGAATCAAAGATTTCACGTATTTCTTTAGTCGCTTCTTCTTTATCTTTCTCCAAATCTTTCTTTGTTCCAAGAAATGAGCTGGCGATAGAACTTTTCTTACCTGCAAAAAGAACACCGTTCTGTAACTTCTCCAAGTAGTCTGCAAGTCTTTTGTAGTAGTCAATTAAATTCTCTCCTTCTTTCTTTCCTTTTACTAGTTCTTGTATGTATTCTTTTGCTCCTTTGCCTAAGGAGGTTGATTCTTCTGAAATCCTTAATAATTCAGCTTGTATTTTGTTACCCTTCGCTATAAAGTCATAGAAAGCGTTTTCGTATTCGTCTAAATCTGTTTCAATATCATCATTACCTATCAACCATCCTTTCTTTCTGTTTTCTGCATAGTTGGCTTCAATCTTCCTAATATCTTCCAAGAATCCTGTATATTGTTTTTTATACTCTTCAAACTGTTCTTTTGCTTCTTTTTCTGATATATTAGGCTTTATCTCTATTTCAAATCCTTCATTATTCATCTCTTTTACAAGGGATGATAACGCTTTTCTTGTATCATTTTTAGCTATTTCGTCTATTTCTCCTATTCTTAACTGAGCTGTATAATATTTATTGCTACTTTCTCGTAACATTTTGTTGTATTGAGAATGCACATTCCACAACTCATTAACAAGTTGTAAAGCCGCTCCAAGTGCTATTAATGGAAATGATGTTTTGAACGCTAATCCCAAAGAACGTAATGCGGTTTCTGCTTTTGTAAAAGCAAAGGAAAGCAAGCTAACTCCATTTGCAGCGGCTTTTATCTTAGGGAGTAAAACCATTGAACCAACTACAATGCCAAACGCTTTTGCCACTTCGACAACTGTTTCCCAATTATCAATCAATACCTTAATAGAATCAATAGAACCTTTCAGTGTATCTTCGTTAGCCTTACCGATAGAGTTAAGCATCACATCAATACTGTCTTTCAAGTTGGAAATTTTACCCTGCAAAGTTTCGGCTTGAATTTCCTGCATATTGTAGAACAATCCTCCGCTGTCAGTTAACCGTTTGAAGATGTTCTCAATATCTTCAAAGGTTACTTTTCGTTTTGAAATCATATCCACAATTTGGGCAGTGGTATATGCTTCGCCTTTAACTTCTTCAAAGTAGCGTTGCAATTCTCCATACAAATTGATACCTGCTTCCGTAAACTGACGAACTTCCGTACCACGCAAATACGCTGCCGCTTTGACCTGCCCATAAGCAAGAATAAGTCTGCCCATATCAACACCTAAACCAGCGGATACATCGGCAAGTCGTTTTGTCGTGTCATATAACTTATCCGATTCAATACGGTATGCTGCAAGCTGTTTTGTGAATGTAACCAGTTCCTTAATTTGGAATGGCGATTTTACAGCAAGTTGGACGGTCTTGTTGAATATCTGGTCTGCTTGCGCTTTATTCTGTAAAATGGCTTCCAAGGAACGCTGCTGTAATTCAAATTCTCCACGTACATTTGCCAACTTACTGATATACCCTTCAATCTGTGATACGGAGAACACCAAGGCAAGCTGACGGCTTAATTGCCCAGCCGTATCCATTAGGTTCCGGTGGCGTGTGGCCAGTTGCTGCGATTGTACTCCTGCTTGCTGCAAGGCTTGGTTGTGCTTGGCGATGGCTTGGTTTATCTGTTCAAGTGTCTGCCTGTAGTTGGCATCTGTAGTGTTTAAAGACAAACGAGCCTGCTTCAAGTAGTTTATGGCTGTTACTTGGTCACGCAAATATTTGGCGTTTCTTGAATAGTCCAATGCACCTTGCGGCGTAGTACGTTGAGCTATTTCTTGCTGTCTCGCTAATTGTTCTGCTGCTTTTGCCGCACGCCTATCGGCTGCTTCTTTTCGTTGTGCGGTTTTCTCTGCCGATTGTACTCTCTGTTCGTCAGTTTGGCGTTGGTAGTCAAGCTCCATTTTCATGTAACGCATGGCATTAACGGCCGTCTGTTGCTGTTGTTTTGAAATAGTCTGTGTATTCTCAACAAACTTTTTCAAGTCAGAAATACTTTCTTTCAGTCCGGCTATATTCCATCCGCTAAACGAACCTTGCCCTATTTTTTTATCACCTATCCGATTCAGTAAATCTGCTGCACGTGAAAGGCTTTCGTTCATGGATGTGGTTTTCTTTTCGGTATCTCCAGCTCCTTTACTTACTCCCTCAAACGGATTCCCTTTAGACCCAATCGAACTTATCTTGCTGGCTAACGAAGCGATTGCGCTCTCCAATTTGGAAGTATCTACTACCACACTGCCAAACCCGTTTTTCAACGCATCCGCAGCCGTATGTGCATGTTTCTCTATCTTCTCCAGCTTCTCATCGAAACTGTCCAACTTCTTTAATACATCGGGTGTTATGTTGAGGAATGCTCCTGCTTCATTATCTGGCATATCGTTATCCTTTTTTATTAATTATGGGCATACCCAAATCATTCAAATTCTTCAAATCGTCAACCGAACTTATCTTGTTGACCTTCTTCTTTTTCTTATCCTTATTTCCGTATTCTACATGGGAAAAATCAAACGAGCTTAACCGGACTTGCCCGACCGTCATTTCCCATAAATATTCTTCACGAGAGCACCAAGTGTTGGAGCGCAGAAAATCAATCATCTGCCCCCATTCGGTACGGGATATTATCAGCTTTGTTCCGTTTTCTTCATCTTCCTTGCCAGTGTCATCTCCCTCACGGTCTGAATCACATTGATACTCTCGAAAAAAAAATCCGTGCTTATGAGGTTAAGGATTTCACCGAGCAATAAAGCCCAATCCTTTATGTCGTATTCCCCCCACATTAGAAGGTCATAGACTTTGTGGTAGTCATCTGAAAGTTCTTTTTTCTCATAATCAGAGAATATCCTGTCCTTGTCATTGAGAAGTGCAAGCGTTATTACATGTGCCACTGCTGGTAGATTTACTGCAAACTCCTTGATAACATCTCCCATGCTCAGTTTCTCTCCTTTGACGATCCGGCACGCTTGTTCGGCTATAAGCCATTGAACACCGGGCTTTAATCCTTTGATACACCACTCCGTACCGTGGAGTTTCATAATACTTGGGCTGTCGTTCATTATCCTTGCCAAACGCTCCATTGATTCATTGGATACAGGAGTATGAGCTGTTACAGCGTCTTTCTTTGGTTGTGTATCTTTTTTCTTTGCTCTATATACTGCCATGATTATAAGCATGAAGGGCGGCGGCATATCCAGCCTACCGCCCTGTAAAACAATCTTCTTATCTATTATGGGTTATCCTGCCGATGGTAGGGTATAAGCGGAATCCACATAAAACGGAGTTCTGATAGTCTTTGCTCCATCGGCGACATTTGCATCATACGCTGTTCCTGCAAGACTGATACGTCCAATATTGGAGTTTAATGATTCAAGCATTAGCTTGGAATTAAGTTGTAATTTTGGAACCACAAATGCTGTCATCGTTTCCCCTTCCTCAAACACTACGTCAATCTTTGCATACAATTTCTTGTATTGAGCAGGAGCAAAGTATTTGGTAGAAACAGTAGTTCCAGCCGTAAATCCCATGAGAGCGATTAGCAGATCTTTTTGTGTATCTGCGACCTCAGCTGTAAATTGGTATTTGCCGAGTTTCACGATGGAAAGAATAGGACTGTCGGAAGTTTCACACTCGATGTCGTTTACATCATTATCGTCTTGAGCGATTGAAGTGGTGTCTTCAACTACATCTTCAAGAATGTAAGAGTCACCCTTTGGCACATCGCCTTCTTCAGTACCAGTGAACAGAGTTGCCACGATGTAAGAAGGTTTGATAAATTTTTTGGCTGTTGCGCCAGTATTGTTTACTGCCATAATTAAAAAGTGTTATCTTGTTAATAATCTGTTTATCTTATTGTTATCCCGATATTGTACACATTGCAATAGAAGTTACCGGAATTTTTACTTTCTTTCCCTATCAGTTCACAGCTTGTTATGACGAAATGCTTGTCGTTGGATTGGTCAATTGCCGAGAATAGTGTTTTTTCCATGTCAAACAGTTTTTTTACTGGCTTTGATCCCAAACTGTCCGTGGACTTCGCATAGAGGAATATGTTGGCGGAACATTTCGCCTCTCCTCCGTAATCATTCACGCTAAGAACATCTACAACGATCATGTCCGTGCTGTCACTACTTATTGTCAGCGGTGTTTCATCAAAAGAGATTATTGATGAAATCTTTGCTTTTGTAAGTAACATGGATAGAAAATTCTCTATCATGCTGCCAGTTTTATATAAATCATTCATATATTGTCTTGTTTACCGTGACTGATAATGCCGAACTTCGCGTTCTTGAATTTCCGTGATAATGCCTTAACTTCATTACGTGCCACTGCTATCACTTCATATTTCTTCTTCACGTTACCTTCTGTATTTTGTAGTATTTCTCCGTAAGGCATGGCGGCTACAACTACCAAATCAATTCCCGGATGTGGCTTATATTTGGATTCCAAGTATTCAACCACTGCTTCATAACCGGTAATTTCCTCACCATACCATTTTTTCTTTATTCCGGGAGAACTGGCAGTATATCCCTTTCTGGCAAGCTTTCCGTCAACATATACTCCCCAACCGTAACTATCTCTCAAATTGAGGCTTCGGTAGGTATAGGAAACTTTAGACAGTTCCTTGGCCACTATCTTCTGTCCCTCGTTTGCGAGTAAATCAACAATACGGGTGATTGCACTTTGCTTGGTCTTTGCCATACTTAACCTACTTCACTCATTTTGATGTTAACTTTCACGCCACCAAGCTGACTAATTTCCATTCCTATAACACGACCGTTAATGCCTATTCCGTAACTTTCCTTTGGACATCTAAACATATCTCCAATTTTTACAGGTGAAATGCTACTTTTTTTTAATGGGAAAAACACGTTATAGTCTGCCATGATAGTGCCGCCATTGAACATCTTGGAGGCTTGCTGTATATCGCATTCGGTTTCAAGAAGGATGGTTTCTTCCAAAGTTTCCGTATTCCCTTCGTTTTTCTCAGTTATTTTCGCATTGAGAGAACCATCCGTATCTTCACCGCCTAGCAAATCACCGTCAAGCAATCCTCCGTTACCGAGAAGGTCTCCGTCCTCCGGCTTTTTCGTTATCACGGTGTAGAATATGCCATGAAACGGATATTCTGCTATTGCTTTTCTTTTGAGACGCATAAGCTATACATCTAATGAATTTTCATTGACCCAACTCATACTACCCGAATCCATGCTTCCCAACGCTTCTTCTTCACCATACTTTTTGTACAGTGCTTTCAGACGGTCTTTCAAGTTTTGGATTATGGGAGCCGTTACCGTTTCACTGCCTACGTCCTGTCTATAACTGCCATGCTGGAGTGATGATGAAGCCACAGACCACGGACCGTTAATGACAAGCTCATATAGTGCGATAAGGCAATGGTCTTTAGTGCATTCGTCTATTTCGGAACGGTCTGAAATAAACATCAAACCGTTTTCGTATGCGATATTTTCAAGCGCATCATCTTCAAAGACAAATCTCGTAAGCCCATTGAGGTATGCTATCGGGTCAAATGATTTTTCCATAACTGCTACTGTTGCAATGTGTTGTACATTAATCGTCTGCCTGACTTGTGTCTACAATGACGTGATTGCGGAATGTTTTCAGTGCAGGACAAGCCGACATCATCACATCCGTATGCCATTCCTTATACAGCCCGTTGTTTGTCGTTGTATTCACAATCGTGCAGAGACCATCATTAGCCTGAGCAAAAATTTTAGTTATTACGCTTGAACCATACTTGTCAAACATCTGTTTGTCTAAGTTATTGGTGTATTCAAACTCACAAGCATATCCTGCAGGACGGAGAACTGCAATCTTATCATCCCAACCTTGCACGAATGTGTCTCCAGTATTGGTAAGATTACGCTCACGCTCTTCTACAATTTCAATTGGAGATACACCGGGATAATCACGGAAAGCTGCTAAGAACAACTCACGTGTAGTAGGCGCAGTAGCGGTTGTTGCGATGTAAGCTAAAGGATTTTTCTTGAAACTTTCAATCAATTCCTTAACTTCGGCATTTTGCAACATTACTTCGTAAAACATCTTGCGTGTAACCTGCCATTCCATTGCACCTTCATATCCCCATTTTTCACGATATTTTTTCTCCTTTTCCGCCATTTGGCTCAGAATCTTGCATCCAGCGTCAGTCCACACCTTAGTTCCTGCTTTAGTGAAATTTTCATCCGGAATGTCTGCTTTGTGCAACGGAATTTGAATACCACGTGCGATATTGCGGTAGTCGATATTACCTTTAGACATTAACTGTGCAGTCATGAAGTTCATGGTTGCGTCCGCACTATCAAGCTGGGACTGTAATGTATGTACCCAAGCGGCTACCAAATCGGCATCGTTTCCAAACAACTCAAACTGTTGTTCTTTTGCTTCACGTTCCATAGCTGTTTCAACGAAACCGGGAGCGATAAAATCAGGAATGGATGCGGTGTACCAGTACAGACCGTCCTTATCCATTTGATTACTGTCACCAAGAGGTGCACGTAAGTCCATCAAAGGAGCGGCTTTCAAATCACGACCTTTTACAGAGAAGGTAGCAATCCCGTTCGGTGCGGTAGGCGTGGGTGCGCCTGCCTTTACGCCCTGTGTCTTGTACCAACCATAATTAGTATATAGCAGACCTTCCGTATTGATGAAGGATTGCAGGAAACGCTGGTTGGTCTTGTCAGCGAAAAACTTTGCATATCTGCTGTTGTTAAAATCAAATTTAGGCATAGTCCAATCAAATTTAAATGTTAAACCAACCCTTTACCTTACTCTTATTCAAAGCTTTCAATGCAGCTGAAAGGGGTTGCATACGGTCTTCGTAGAGGAATACATCTCCTAATGCCAAAGCAGGAGTGATCAAATATCTTGCTCCGTCGAAGTCATTATCGGATGCAGCAGGGTCAAATACAAAATCAAAGTCACAAGGAAGGTATGAGTTGGGGTTAGTAACCATTGCTTCCTTACTTGCTCCTGCTTCTTTCGCTTCAACCAGTACGGAGGAAGTGGTCAGTTCACCAATTGCTTCGCTGATGGTTACTTTCCAAGCGTCACCTTCTGTAGAAACGGTTGCTTTTTCAACTGCTGTAACTGTTACCGCTGTCCCTGTTCCCGTTAATGATTCAGGCGCAACCATGAGGTTGTCACCAACAAATGGGATGAGAGAATAACCGTCCCTTTTCAGGTAAATAACTGTGTCTGTAGTTTCAGCTGTAGCTTTTGCAACCGCATACGATTTTAGGATACGTATTTCGCTTCCATTAGAACCATTACTGGGAATATATTCAGCGAGCGTTCCGGCAAAAGCTCTTGCATTACCTTTGAATGGGTTTTTAACAATTCCACCACTGGTAGGAAATACAAGTGCGTCCTTTCCGCTCATCTGTAACTTCACGAATACATAGCGGTGTCCACCAATGCTTCCGCGAGCCTGAACCAATGCTCTACCGGGAAGGTAGCCACTGTTCAATAGAATTTGCTGATAAAAATCTGACATTTTCTTTTTGGTTTAAATTATTATTACTTTTCTTCTCTGTGCGATTGCTTCTTTACGACAGCAACCACATCGGCAAAGTCATCGGTCTTTTCCTTACCGCTTCCCGTGCCTCCTGGAGTGATGTCAGGTGGAGTGTTAGCATTAAACTTATTGTAGCTCTTGACCAGTCTTTCTGTGAGAGCATCAACATCTGTTTCAGAATCAATGTGAATCAATTCGAGTTGGTCGTTAATCCAATCCTCGTTCTTGACTTCTTTCCCTTTTAAGGCTAATTTGAGTTGATTGCGTTTGTCTGAGATAGCTTTTACCTTTTTCTCTTCCTCACGCTCTGATTTCAAATCTTGGAGTTCTTTGAGCAACTTATCCAGTTTGCTTTCGTCTCCTTTGTCATCCTTGTTATCACTTCTATCGTCCTTGTTCGGATGATTCTTTTCCCACTCTTTTATAAATTTTGAGTTGTCATTTCGTATGTTGTTATCGTCCTCTTGTAAGTCATCCAAGTAGTCGGCAACAACATCATCCAGTTCCAACTCGTCCTTATCACTCGCTTTCTCCAACCGCTTGTAGATTCTTTCTACTTTGCCGTTGAAACTTCTCTCACTCATAGCTAAGTTTTTCTTGCCGTTGTTGGTGAGTTTCACTTTCAGTGCTTCTGAAAATTGCTCTTTCGTAAACTTCATACACTATATGTTTTATAATGATTATATGCGAAAGTAATGCTTTAATAAAAAGGTATAACTATAAAAAAATCACTGTATTTATCACTATGATAAATAGACATTGGTTTAAGTATATATTACCTTATTATTAAGAGGTATTTTTGCTTTTGATGAAAGAACAAGAAGTACATAGAGAAGTCGTAATCAAGCCGCAAGAAGGATTCCAAATGCAGTTTGTGTCATCATGTGTGGACGTAGTGTTTGGTGGTGGGAATCTTGGCGGTGGAAAATCTTTTGCTCTTGTTCTCGCTCTTGCAGAGCCATTAATGACAGATGGGGATTTCCGTGCGGTTATTACACGTAGGTCTTTGCAGTCGCAAAAGACGGGAGGTTCATTCGTAGATACATTCAAGGCTATATTCGGTGACTATTGTTCTGTAAAGACTGCCGATAGTCCTCGCGTATCATTCCCAAGTGGTGCGTATTGCGACTTGACCTATATAGATGATACTAATCTTGACAAAATGCGTGAGCAATGGAAAGGTAAACAGATTGATGCGATATGTATTGATGAGATTACCGAAATGTCTTGGGAAGCATTCAGCTATGTGCAGACCCGTAACCGTGGACGTTCAAAGACGTTTACGGGAAAGTTCTTTGGTACCCTTAACCCGAAACGTAGCCATTGGACGAGAAAGTTCTTGGATTGGTACATTGGGGTTGACGGTTTTATTATGTCGGATAGAAACGGGAAAGTGAGATACTTCTATGTTAACGGTTCTACTGTTGATGATGTGGTTTGGGGTGATTCCAAAGAAGAAGTTTATGCTAAGTGTAAGATAGATATTGATAGAAAACTTGCCCGTATTGGAGGTGATTTTGACTATACGAATATGATTAAGTCATTCGTATTCTATCAAGGTAAGCTATCTGAAAATAGGGCTATGCTTGAAAATAATCCTAATTACATAGGCTCTGTTGCCGCTTCGGGCGGTAAAATGGCACAAGCTATCATTGAGGGAAACTTCAACGTTGACCCCGAAGAAAACGAAAAGATACCTATTCCATCCACTTCCGCGCAAGGCGTATTCAACAACAACCCAGCCGTGAACGGTGACAAATGGATTACCGTGGATTTGGCGGATTATGGTACAGACAACCTTGTTGCACTTGCATGGGATGGATTTCACGCATACGACATTCTCATTCTTAGCAAGTCCACTCCGAGAGAAAACGCTATGGCAGTGAAGACATTTGCATTTGAGCATGGAACAGCTGAAAGCCATATCATTTTTGACGCGACTGCCGGACGGTATTTTAATGATTACATTCCCGATGCAGTACCTTATATCTCACTAAATAAACCTTTCGGGCTTTACCAACTTACCGCAATGACAGTAAAGGATATGTGCTATATCAGATTATGCAAGATGATCGAGGAAGGTAATCTAACCTTTGACGATAAACTTGCCGTACAGACATACACTCACCAGAACCTGAAATACAAAGTGACGGTTGAGAACGAGTTTATGGAAGAATGCTCTGTTGTACGGTTTGATGATATGCAGAGCGGAAAGAAACGGCTTTGGAACAAGAAGAAAATGAATCAGATGTTGGGGAAAGGCAGATCGATGGACTTGTTAGACCCATGCGCTATGAGAATGCTTCCGTGCGCTAACATTGAATACGGGAATGAGATTCAAGCAGGGTATTACAATCACGAAGAAGAAACCAAACAAGCGTTCCATGCACAGACAGAAGGAAGTATTTACGATGAACATTTATGGTATTAGGTTAGGAAATGATTAGTTACAATGACATAAAGGATATTCTCAATTCCCTTAAAACAGAAGGAATTGAAGCAAGGGTAAGAGATGTTGCCTATTTGGTAATGTGTGATTCTTTCGTAGATAAGGCTCTTGCTGCAAAGGTTGCTTACCAAGAAGATGAAAAGCCTTCAAACAAGGTGTTATCCATGCTTGCCGAGAAACTGAAACCTTTCGGCATCGGTGCTATCACTACCATATCTAAAGATGAGAACCGAGAAGCATTGCTGAAAGAAATATCGGAGATGAAACAGATTGCTGACGATGCGAAAACAAGTGGAGATTCAGACACTTTTATCAAAGCAAGTAAGGTCGTGTTGGATGCACGCGTGAAGCTGAACGATAAATTCAATATTGAAGAGGAAGAGGGGCAGAAGCGAATAATCGTTGTTCCGCAGAAGCACGACATTATCTGCAAATGGACTTCGAGAGAGTGTTCTGCAATGCCGAGCAAGGAAGCCTGCATGAAGTATTACAACCTAATTGATGCGGAAAAATGACACGGGAAGAAAAAAAAACATATCTATTGCGGAACGTAAATGCCTTGTTGCAGAAGAAACCGTTTTTCAGAGGAAGTGACACTTGCTCTACAAACGACTATTCCGACGGTCAGTCCGCAGCCATTACCGAAACACGCACGGCAAGGCTTCCGAATGTAAAAAAGAATATCGTTTCGCAGGAAAAGTTTCTGAAAGAGCTTGACACGATGAGCCATGAGGTATTATTTGATCAAAACTTGCCGAGCATTTGCGTCAAGTTAGAAGATGGGGGATATCAGGAAATCAAGTTCCAACGCACGGCATTGGCTTTTCAAGAGCAGATACTGGCGAGCCACGTAATCTACCTGTGTGGCAATCCATGTACATTGTCTTTGAGAGGTGGCACTCCTTCTGAAAAAGATAAAGCCAACTATTCCACAATCAAAGAGTATTGGGTAGACAGGAACATGGACGGATGGCGCACAAAGGCAGTCCGTTCGCAGCTTGCCACAGGAGATGCCGGACTTCTGTTCTATTATGACTATAAGGGGCGTATCAAGTGCCGTCTGATTAGCTATGAAGACGGATATGTAATCATATCGCATAATGACAACAACGGTGACAGGCTTCTTGAAAGTGTCTACTATGCCGATGAAAACGGTGTGGAATACATTGACAGCTACGATGATACCTACATGTACCGTATGCACACGCCAAGAGACGGTGAAGAAGCCGCAGAGGACGGTTTTGTAAGGGAAACTCCGATTGAGCACGGTTTCAGCGAGATACCATTGTGCACCAAACGTGGTGATGTGGCGTGGAACAACGGTCAAAGCCTTATTGAGATTTACGAGATTATCTATAACATCTTCTTTGTCATTCAGAAAAGGCATGGCTGGGGAATACTGTATATCAAAGGAAATATATCCGAGACAACCAAGAAACTTGCCGGAAGTATCATTTTGCAGGACAAGTCAATGGACGGGAACGGAAGTGCAGAGTTTAAAGCACCCCCCAGTCCGCAAGGAATGCTTGACAGTCTGCAAGACCTGTTCGAGAAGATACAGATAAACACTTCCTGCACTTTCCTTTTACCGAAGGATGTCAAGTCGAGCGGTGACATAAGCGCACTGGCTATCACGCTTACCCGTGACTTGGACTTGAAGAACGCCCAACAGGGTGTTATCGAGTGGCAGAATTTCGCCGACAAGATGATGCGTCTGTTCAAGGAAGGGCTTGCCAAAGAGCTTGTAAACAAAGGTGAAATTCTTAATGCCGTCACCGAGTTTAAAAAACTTCGTGTAAGCTGCAAGTTCAAGATTTGGCAGCCGTTCAGCGCAACGGAGTATAACAATATGCTTATCTCAATGAAGCAAGCCGGCATTCTTTCCACAAAAACAGCCATTGAGAAAAACACCGAATCCGTTCCCGATGAAGAACAACGTATAGCAAAGGAGAAGGAAGAGGCTCAAAAGCTGTTGGAGAAACAGCAAAAAAAGGACAAAGGAGTTATGGAACAAATTGATGTGGTAAAAGAATAAATGGAAAAGGAAAATCTGTACATATTAAAACTTGATACGCAAGGAAGTAAAGTAAAATTTCCGAATGCTGATATGCCTGCAAAATTAGGTGAGTACATCTATACGGCACAACGTATGGCAGGAACTCCCACACTGACCGCTACACTGAACTATCCTTCATGCTTAGACGAACTATGGACAGGAGAAGAGTTTGTTGAGTTTAGGGGGGAAAAATATTATATTGACCAAGTGCCTACATCCTCAAAGGACAACAAGAGTATCATGTACAAGCATGAGCTTCAATTCGTTTCAGAACGTATCGTGCTGGAAAACGTATATTTCATGGACGTGGTGACAGCCGGGGAAGACACGTATCACTCCAATTCCACTTCCGTCAAGTTCATGGGGGATATAAACGAGTTTGTTGGTCGCCTTAACGCTTCAATGGCAAAATCGGGTATCGGATATTCGATAGTGATTGATGAAGATATTACTTCTGAAAGCAAACTTGTTTCTCTTGACAGCGTATACCTTGCAGAAGCGTTACAGTCCATATATACCATATACGAACTTCCTTATTACTTTGTAGGTAAGGTTTGTCACATAGGATATACAGAGAATGTAATTTCTACTCCTTTCGAGTACAAGAAAGGGCTTGTATCAATAAAAAAGACAAACGCCAATTATAAGACCGTCAATCGCGTTACTGGTGTTGGTAGCTCTGACAACATACCTTTCTACTATCCGAATGATGATGAAAAAGGTACTATAGAACGCACGCAAAACCTTATGCCTTCCATTTATAGACAAACAAATGGAGCGGAAAGATTCTACAATGCACTTAACGATACGTATAAAATACCCGGTACAAATGATTACTATTTTTTCAAAAATACATATTCTTCTAAGAAAGTAAAAGAGATAAAGGTAGATTTTAGCGATATAAAGCCTACCATAGAAAATGTAACAAACGCTTCGGGACAGTTATTTGGTGAGATTGCGGATATTGCTTTTGATGATAACGATAGTGACGAACTCGGAACAGGAGAAGGGAATAATATATTCAATGGCACGGATGAGTATGTACATTCTTATTTCTACATAAAATTACATATATATAATGGGGATTACGGTTTTAACCTGTTCGAACAAGGTTTGGAAGGTGGTACGGCTGTAATCAATATGACTACGGGTAATTGTGCTGCTTGCGAGTTTGAAATAGGAGTTACCTATAAGGACAATGAGCCGGGAAGGGCATTCAATCCTGTATTGGTGGATTCTTCCGGGAACTTACCAGCAGGAGATTTTGAACAGAAGGTTACTTCACAAACATCCCAATATATAGAAAGCCAACAAAACACTTCTACAAATGAGGTTTGGATTGCGGTAAAAAAGGACAATACTACTTTCGGGGTTGTTATGCCTAATGCCACAAATAACTATAAACCTTCTGTTGGGGATAAGTTTGTGATTACAGGTATTAAAATGCCGAAATCTCTTGTGCTTGCCGCCGAGAAGAGATTAGATGAGGCGTTGATAAAGTATATGTCTGAAAACAACGATGAGAAGTTCTCTTTTTCCGTAAGTTTCTCACGTGTCTTCCTTGCAGAAAACAGTATGTTAACTGGTCTGTTGAATGAGAACTCGCGTATATACATAAAGTATAATGATAAGGAATACTTCATGTATGTGAACTCATTTACTTGTAAGGCGGATAAAAATTGCCTGTATGATATATCCGTGGAGCTAACAGATAAGTTGTCCGCCAATGTTTCCGCTTTGAGAAGTACGATTACAGAGATAGCCGGGGATATCATAGGTGAGAGGATGGGTGTCTCTCTCAACGTGTCAGATATTCTTGGCAGAATATCCCGTTATTTTATCTCAAAGATAAATAACGACACGGCCAACGGTCTGATCAATTTTTTAAAAGGTCTTTTGATTGGTAAGAACGGTAGTGGAATCACTGTACTTGAGAACGGTATGTCACAGGCTGTTGTTGATTATCTGTATGTCAAGGTCAAAGCCGTTTTTGACGAGCTTGAAGTAAAGAAGAAGACGTATGTAGGTGGCGAGCAGGTGATTTCCCATGCAGGCATGAAATGCAACCGTGTGGATGAGTTGGATGATGTCTACCGTTGTTATTTCAAGGAAGAGGAAGACGGAATTGAGATAGAGAACCAGTTTACTCCAGGATCTCTCGCCATCGCACAGGAGTGCAATATCAAGACAGGCATTTCGCATCATGTCGGCAACCGCTATTACTGGCGGTTGGTCACAGCAGTAGGTGAGAATTATATAGACCTGTCCAAGACCGTGTGTGATCCTAATGTCGAGAACGATGTTCCGGTGGCAGGTGATGATATCGTGGGATTAGGCCATAAGACCGATATCACCAGACAGGCGGCGATAATTCTCTCTTCGGTGAACGAAGTTTCTCCGTCTATCATCATGTATCAGGGTATTAATGATTTTACCTTGACCGGGAAAGATGTCATTTCTTTTGATTTTGACAAATCTACCGGCAAGGCCCGGATGAAGGTGTACGGAGATACGTACATTGGTGACAAGGACCGTACCACTTACATGGAATACACTCAGGATAAAGGTGTTGATATCAAGGGTATGTTCCACATCGAAAAAGGCTCCACCGGATGGAAGAATATGGAAGGCTTGCCGGATGAGATACAGGCGGCCGCAGATCTTGCCCAAGAGGCCAAGGATGCGATAGACAATGCGGCTGTCGGCTCGGTCAATCTGTTGCGCAATTCCGGGTTTACCGGAGATTATGAAACAGAGGACCTGTCTGCCGCTACCGAGCTATCGGCGGATACCG